TAATTTCTTCTGCAATTTTAGATGGTACATAAGGTTCCCTAGCCAATTTAAATCTCTTAGAAGTTTCAAATATGTCATCATTAGAATATCTCATCCCAAAAAACATATTATCAAACTTAAACGGTTTAGTTATCTCTCCAAGTTCAACCGATTTGTATATACAAGAACCTAAAGCAAGTCCTTCATCTCCCATAGGAGGGTAAACATACATTTCATCTAACCATTCTAATTCATTAATCTTTTGATTTAATTTAACATTCGCAAATAACCCACCAGCAAAACATAAGTTTTTATAATCAGGATATAATTTATGTAAATCATCCAAAAAATTTAAAAATAAATCTTCAGTTAATTTTTGTAAGTTAAAAGAAAAGATTTCTCTTTGGCGTGGCGTATCCAATAAACCTTTGAGTTTCATCATGTCCACAACAAATTGAGTTTTAGCATTATTGGATGATGGATAAAATCTTAAGTTTTCGTAGTTGATACAAGATTTCAGTTCATTGTAAATTCTTTCATCATAATGACCATTCGCAGCCATACCCATAAGTTTACCCTCATCCTTACACATCTTCCAAACTCCCACACCAAAAATATCATAACCCATAATTGAAGATGTACTGAAACCCCAAACATGCGAAAGACTACCATATGAAGACATTGGAAAACTATGTAAGAGGGTCATTTTACCCTCATCACATAGAAATATTTTCATAACACTGGTGTCACCTCCACCATCATAAGTGATTGTCATGGTTTTACCTTCCATACCACTTGTATAATAAGCTCCGTAGGCGTGTGCGGTGTGATGACTTATAGTTTCGTAACGATTATTGGTTACTTTTCGAGCAAATCCATCAGGAGTTGGTAATGCGAACACATTATAATCTGCGTCAGTCATTTTTAACCCTGTGTATTTTTGAATTGAGTCTAAGGATAAATCTGCATTTACATCGTAATTATCTCCTGCCTTTATTCGGGTAATTCTCTCCTCTTCGATTACGGATACAACTTTTCCATCGACCATTAACGCAACGGTAGCACTGTGAGACCCAGTAAAACATCCATAAATTGAACTCATGTTAACCTTTTGTGATTACAATATTATTGAGTACTAAGATATCTAAGTTGTTACGTAAAAAAGTTTCAATAGCGTTCATCGGGGTTTCAACAATAGGTTCATGAGGTCCGTTAAAACTTGTATTTAATAAAACAGGAACTCCTGTTTTTTCATAAAATTTAGAAATTAACGAATGGAACCTTGGATTATTTTCTACCGTAACAGATTGATGTCTTGACGAATTATCAATGTGGGTAATTGCAGGTACTTTATTTCTCCACTCTTCTTTAACAGTTGTTGTTACCAACATGTATGGGGAATAGACAGAACTTTCAAATACATCTCCTTGATACTCAAATAAAACTGCAGGAGCGAAAGGTCGATACCATTCTCTGTGTTTAATATCACTATTAATATGGCCTGTCATCCACGAGTTAATTGGGGAAGCAATAATTGAACGATTTCCTAACGCCCTTGGACCAATTTCTGACCCTCCTTGGAACCAACCAATAACTCTATTTTGACTTAATGAAAAACTCACGTTTTCAACTAAATCGTCAAAATTTTCATATTCAGTATAAACCAGTGAAGGATGTTCGTTAAGAGCCTCAAAAATTTCATTTTTAGAATAAGTCTTACCAAAGTAAGGACTTAACATATTGGTTTCTTCAATATCAATTAATTTTTGATATGCAAACCAAGCACAACCTAACGGTATTCCGCTATCATCACTTGGAGGTAAAAAGTAACAGTTTTCAAAAAGACCTGAATTCAAAATTTTTTCATTTGAATTACAGTTTAAGAAAGACCCACCAACAACACATATGTTTTTAGAATCTGTAAATTTCTTGGCCATATTTGCCAATATTAAAGACGCTCTTTCTTGTTCTCGTTGGTAAATTCCTGCAACACAAGCTCTCGAATAAAAATCAGATTTCCAAGAAACTTTCGGGTATATATTATTGTTAGAAATGTAAATATCGTCTTCTTTTTCCTCAACAAATAATGGAGCCTCATTTACAATATCTTGATTGGCATAAGATGCCAACCCCATTAATTTTCCTGCGGGCCATGTTTGGGTGTTTGGTTCGTAAATTAATTGAAGAGAACCTGTCGAGTACATGGTACCTAACGAAACTCCTTCATTTGTATTAATAGGAACGGGATATTTTATCCATTTTTTATAAACTTCGGAATATTCTTTTTTATTAAAATTATAAATTGAAATTCCCTCTGTCCAATCTTCATTGGTGTCTAAAGTATCTTTATTTTTTTCGTACCAAAGATTTAATTTGTTTTTAAAATTTAAGATACTTCCCGATGCATCCGCAACAACAACGGCAGATTCTTCAAGACCTGAGCTAAAGAATGCCGAATATGCGTGAGCCAAATGATGAGGAATAAAGTATAATATTTCTCTCTTAAGGTTACTGTATTTTGAAAAGAATTGAGTACCTACGGTATCTTCAATCTCGGTTGTACTATACACATAATAATCAATGTCTTTATGTGTAATACTAAGAGCATTTAAACAATAATTAATTGATTCAAATGGTATTATACCACCTTGATATGCACCGTCATGTTTTATTCTGGTAAGTCTTTCCTGGGTTATACCAACAACAACTTTACCGTTCTCAATAATGACAGCACCTTTGTCATGCCCAACTGAAAATCCTAATACCCTCATTTATTATATTTTTTAAAAATGATTATGCTTCCTCAGCGACTTCAGTGGTTTCAGGACCATCATTCTTTCTGTCCATGTTTACTGCAGTTCCTTCTGCTAAATCTTCTTCACATTTGTAGATATGAACTTGGTCGTTGTATTCAAATACAATCACTTTTTTAACTTCTTCTCCTAAATTGATATCACCTACGATATCAACTACAATACCTTCACCGTCCTTTAAGATTAATCCTAAAGCTCTTGCGAAAATTAAAGATGCGTTAATTAGGTCTTGAGGATTTTGTCCTTCACCTGCGTTTTTTGGGTTTGTGTAATTTACTTCTTGCATTTTATTCTGTTTGTGTTATTTTTATTAATTCGATTTCTTCAACCGCCTTGGGATTTTTGTCTTTATAAATTTCTAAAGCCATTTCATATCTACCAGCTTCGACAAAATGAATAAATGATTCGTCACGAAGACTATCAGATATGTTTGTTAAACTGTCTATTGTGGCTTTTTGTTCTTTTACAATTATGGCATTATTACTCCACATAACTGTCACCCACAATAATGTTAATAATGATAATACAATTCCTCCCCTTAGTTTAGTTTCCGTTGTCATAACTGTATGTTTAATTTTAGTAAAAAAATCTAATAAACAAATGATTTTTGATAATCATTCCAAATCTTTTGCATTCCCGCGTTCTCATTTATTAACGTAGGTGCGTAAGTTTTATGTTTCATTATCATTTTTGCTTCATCAGGTGTTCTATTACCTTTTCTAAGGTTACATTTAAAACAAGACGTTACAAGATTAGTCCATTCGTTTCCACCACCTCTTGATTTAGGAATAACGTGGTCTAAAGTCAAATCTTTTTTTGACCCGCAATAAACACATTCGTGGTTATCTCTCTTATATATTCTTGTCCTGTTCGCCCTTAATTTCCTAACTTGAAATTTTATGTATTTTAGAAGTCGGATAATAACTGGACGTACGTAGGCATTGTAACCAGCGACAATAGGGTTCTCATCTGATTTTACAACCTCAGCTTTTCCCTTGTCTACCAATACAAATCCCCTTCTAACACTCGTAACATTTAGCGGGGTATAGTCGTAATTTAATACTAATACCGTACTCATTTTAATCCAATTTTTACAAACATAGTTTATTTAATCAATAAAAACAAAAAAGGGGACGAACTTCGACCCCTTTCTAATATACTAATGATTTAGCAATAGTTTATGGTTCGAGGTTTTCCACATCTCAAAGCTCCCGAGTTCTCATATTTTTGGTTAATTCCCAAAAGACACGTAATAAATTTGTCTATCATCATAATAATAAATATCTAAAAATATTTTCCAAAATCAAATTCTTTTGATATCTTTGTCAAGAATTAAAAATATAAAACAATGACCATGAAACTTAAACAACTATTTCTTGCGATTTTCGCAACATCGGTATTATTCGTATCTTGTAGTAAAGATGACGTGTACGAACCAATTAAACCGAAATCTACAGTAACGAATGAACCGACATCTACGGTAACGAGCGAATCGTCAAATATGAGAGTGATGTCAACAACTACAATTGTTAGTGGGACAGTTAATAAAGCTTATATCTTTATTGAAACAAACTCAAAAACCCCAATAGTTAAATCGTATTTGTTAGGTCTACCAAAAACATCAACATCACCAATTACTTTTACAGGATTTTTTGGTGTTAATGCAGGTTCTTGGATAAATACATTTCAAAACTATGTGGATATGCCATATTGGAATGACGGTACACTACCAGCAATTATTGAATCTGACATTCCTCAAACAAGTGGTGGAGTAGATTCTTACGGTAATCCTGTGGTTGCATATAATTTTAAAACTATTAAGATTTCAAAAAATACCGTTGGTGGTCTTGCTTGGGTTAACATTTTAATCCCTGTAAATGCCATGAATGGAGACACAAAAAGACAAAGAACCGTAAATCATTACGAAATAAAAAACGGAGTTACGGTGTTAAATCTAAACCGTAACATGGATAATGTGGTGTATAGCACTATCATCAATTATCAAGGTAATCGTATTCCTAAGGGTCTGTATCGACTATATGGTACGTATCCAGGAACAGGATTGAGAATAACTTTTAATACTACAAATGACGTTTATCTTAGAGGTAACGGAATTTTATAGGGATTTATTTGATTTTTAATATATTTATTGTAATATTGTACTATGAAAACTATGAACACAAATACGAATTTAGATACACCGACAACTCCTAATGGGGATGCGGGCACTATTTGCGTAAGTTCAGAAGCGAGTGGTTGGTAACAATATTATAGCCAATTATCTAAACCCTGAACTAATACTTCAGGGTTTTTTTATGTACGGGATGTAGCGTAGTCAGGTATCGCGCCACGTTTGGGACGTGGAGGCCGTTGGTTCGAATCCAGCTATCCCGACAAAAGTTTTCCTTATGGAAAAGTTTGATTATTATTATATTGCTCTATCGTATAAGGGTTATTACGGTTGACTGTTAATCAATTTATCCAAGTTCGAATCTTGGTGGAGCAGCTGTGGTGGGTGGAAAAATTCCAATGTTGTAGTATCGTGGATGGAGAAATCCTGAAGCATAAACAGACAAAAAGAAAAAAATGAAGTTAAAAACATTCTTATTGACTGGGATGTTATTGTTAGGAACAATGGCAACCAAAGCACAAGAGACGCAAGTACAGATTGATTCAAATACTAAAGAAAGTATTACAAAAGAAAGTTTGTATGAGCAGATAATGAAGTACGGGATTAAGTTCCCTGATGTGGTATTCGCACAAGCGGTATTAGAGTCAGGTCAATTTACCTCCAAGTTGTTCAAATCAGCAAACAACTTATTTGGTATGAAAATACCAACAAGAAGGGAGTCATCAGCAAATGGTAAAACCAAAAGTGGATACTCAAGTTATGAAGATTGGAACTTTAGTGTATACGATTACTCTTTATGGCAAAATTTTATGTTAAGAAACAAAAGTGATTTAACAAAAAAAGAGTATCTTGCACTACTGGGAAGGGTATATGCATCTGATAAGAGATATGTTAGTAGTTTGAAACGAGTAATCGGTGACCACCAACATATCTTAACACAATAAAAAGTTTGGGGTGAAACTCCCCATAATTTGGTCCCGTGGTTGAATGGTTACAATTCCACCCTGTCACGGTGCGAGATACGGGTTCGAATCCCGTCGGGACCGCTAAAGTGGAGTATATGTGCAGTAACCACAGGGAAGGTACCTCCCACTGCACTCCACGCAGATGTCGTATAATGGTCATTACTCCTTCCTTCCAAGTAGGAGACGGAGGTTCGATTCCTCTCATCTGCTCAAATTTGATTTTTTTGTTTGGTATACCTATATTTATAATTATAAATCGGTTGTCCATGAGAAGTAGAGAAAAAAAAGAAAAAAATTGTTTAAACTGTGGTAATTCTATCCCTAATAGGAACGAATATTGTGATAATAAGTGTCAAAATGAATATCAGGTTAAACAGAAATTAGATGAATGGTTAGCAGGTAAAAACATTTCAATAAAGGGGGGGACTTCAGTTCCTCCTTGGATGAGAAGACACTTGCTACATGAATCTGGCAATAAATGTTCTTGTTGTGGTTGGGGAGAAACAAATCAATATTCAAATCTAATCCCTTTGGAAATTGACCATATAGACGGAGACGCTTATAATAATTTGAAAAAAAATTTAAAAGTAATCTGTCCAAATTGTCACTCTTTAACTAAGACCTATAAAAATATAGGTAGTAGAAAGTCGGCAAGAACTTACAGGAAATAAGCCTCCTTAGCTCAGTTGGTAGAGCTCTTGTTTTGTAAACAAGTGGTCGTTGGTTCGATTCCGACAGGAGGCTCCACTTTAGGGGATTTAGCTGAGTTGGTTTAGCACCGCCCTTGCACGGCGGGGACAAGAGTTCGAGTCTCTTATTCTCCACAAACAAATAAACGATGGCACATCCAAACTTACACGCAAAATCATCTGCCAAAAAATTTGGTGGAAAACCTGAGGATTATATTCATTTACACGAATGGTTAGATGAAACCAAAGGATGGTTTGGGGACTCCCTTCATAGAATGTTTAGACATCATAGTGAGGGTATTTTTGAGATGGAAAAACGATTTGGTGTTGAATTTAAAAACAGTGACGGTACTACTGTTTACACAAGATATGTTGGAGAACAACATGTTAAAGAAGATTGTAATAACTACATTCCGTCAGCCAAAGAATGGGTTAATAATATATCTACAAATCAACGACCTCAGTGGATGTTAAAAACAATGAAATTAGAATTCACTGACTGATATTTATAACTATGAAAGAACTTTTAACACCAGAAGAAAAACAATATTTAAGAAGAGTGTCCAATTACTTAGGTTCAATGGGGATGCAGGACGGTAATATTGAAATTGACATAGACAACGGATGGACATTTAGTTATGATGATATTAATTGGGATTATATTACACATTTCACTAATAACTATAATGCGGATATTCCATCAGGATTAATACCAATACTTCAAAAAATCATGAAATATTGTGATGATGAGGGATTAATTAAGGAACATGATGAGGATATAAACTATCAGAGATTAGAGTACGACATTGATGTTGATAATAAAGTAATTATGTTCTCTCATTGGTGGTCTTTTTATGATAGAGGAGATGGTAGTTCAACCGAATATGATTCTGAAGATGATATTGAAAGATTTGAACGTTGGATGGAAACTGATTTTTCTGATGTTGAAATTCCAAATGATGGCATCCTAACTGTAACCTATAATGGGTCAGGTGATTCAGGTTATTTAGAAAGTTCTTTTGAAGAGAATGGTAGTCAAGTTCCTGCAGGTATTGAAGATTGGTGTTACGGAGAATTATCAAGAAATTATGGTGGATGGGAAATTAATGAAGGGTCTGATGGTAACTTTATATTTGACTTTAATACAAAAATAGTTACATTAAATCATACAGAGAACATTGAAGAAAACGCAAGTGACACTTATTTTGAGCAGAGCTTCGCAAATTAAGATATATTTATTAAACATGAGAACAACATTATTAAATACGTTATTACTTGATAGACAAGGTCTATTAAGAAGACTTATGCCGTAATTTGTTCAGAGCCAGTTTCTACGTTTATAGATATTCACCCTGAACCAAAAAAGTTCGGGGTTTTTTTATGACTTTATCAGAGATATTCGTTATCTTTGTAAAACAATGTCAGAGTGTTGGAATGGTATACAAGACAGACTTAAAATCTGTTGGGCTTTGCCCGTGTGGGTTCGAGTCCCACCTCTGATACAAAATTTGGTTCGGTAGCTCAGTTGGATAGAGCAACTGCCTTCTAAGCAGTAGGTCAAAGGTTCGAATCCTTTCCGAATCACAATCATTATCGTAGCTCAGTGAGATACGGCGCAAGATACACACTTAAACAACGCGGGAGAGGCGCCTTTCCCGATGTGGCTGAAGCGATAATGAGATTTACCCCGATGGCGTAATGGTAGCCGCGCAAGTCTTAGGAACTTGTGACTTCGGTCGTGTCGGTTCGAGTCCGACTTGGGGTACAATAAAGTAAATTATGTACGTACAAAGACCTTTAGTTCCAACGAGTCAACCGAATTTATTTCATTTGGCTCCAATTCCTGTATACATGAAAGTTTTCGGTGACGATGAGTTTCATGATGAGGTATACACGTTTGGGTTTGAGAATCTAACTCCCCAACAAAAGTTAATGGGTCAGGAGCTTCCTGAACAATACGACATTAACAGACAGTCAAATTATTCTGTGAATTACGATAAGAGAGAAATGTGGGTGGAGCCTACAGAGTACAATCCTATTGGTAGTCGTTTTTGGACCCCTCCTAACGACTTTCTTGACATAGACAATGAGAACGTAAAGAAGATTAGACGAAGGGTTGAGAGTGGTTATATGGAGTTATTAGATATGTTAGGTTTCCAGCACAATAGAAAACCTAATATTACTGAAAGTTGGATTCAATACTACAACCCAACAGAAGGTAGAGGTCATAATGCTCATAACCATTGTAGATGGCAACCAAACGAAGAAACAACTTTAAACTTTTCGGGAGGTTATTATCTATCTGATGGTGACCCAATTGCGGACCATCCTTACAGTGGAGTTTTCACATTCCACATTAGAGGGATGTCGCACTTTATCAGACCTAAAAAAGGTATGTTAATCATTTGGCCGTACGACATTGTACACTCAGTTAAACCATTTTACGGAAAAACACATAGATGTGTCATTAATTTCAATATTCAAGATGAAGGAACTAAGTAAGGACATATTATTATTTGAGAATGAGGTACCCAATAGAATTATTAATACTCTTAATAATTTAAGGGCAACTAAAGAAGATATCAGGTTTGAATTAAATCATCATGAAAGAGAATTTAATATTTTTAAAAATTGGTGGGAAAAAGAATTTGAACCAATGATTATGAAATATTTTCTCCAGTATTATATTCCTGAGGAAAATATGTTTTTGAATGGAGACGGGTTAAAAGAATATGTGAAGTTTAAATGGCGAGAAATTTATTTCTATCGATATACGGTTGAGAGTTCGTCAAATTCGCACAAAATGTTACATTGGGATTTCAGTCAATTTACCTTTGTAATTTGTTTAACCGATGATTATGAAGGAGGAGACTTATCATTCCCAAGACAGAATGAACATATTAGATTAAAAAAAGGTGACCTTGTTTTATTCCCTGGTGGATTAACTCATCCTCACTTTGTTAGTCCAACAACAAATGGTGTTAGGGATGTTTTGGTAGGACAAATTTTACCACAACCTCAAGACCACGAAATAAAATAATTTGATAATTCAAATATTTTTGTATCTTTGTACTGTGATTGAGGAGCACGATTTAGATACACAAGCTCAATTACAAACGGGGTAACACGGGAACGATTCAGATACTAGTGTTACCCTTTTTTATTATATATCAGCGTAAATAACCAATTGGTTTTCACCAACTCTAAAAGGGTCATATTTAGATTCTCTGAATACAGTTTTAATAATTAATTGCCAATGAGTTCCTCCCATATGAACGGGTGTTATTGCAATTGCCAATTCCCATTTTAAAGATTTTATTACAAAATCTTCTTCAGGAAGAATTTCTCTCGTTACTATTTTTTCGGCTATTTCTTTTTTTGTCATACCAATAATCTCTCGAATTTCGGCATTCATAATTGGTCTTGTATTATAACCTACAATATCATCTCTAACTGACCTATCAAAGGCGTGAGAAGTTCTATTAACATCAAATAAAAATGAAACTTCCAAAGATGAGCTAACCTGAGTTATTCTCTTTTCAAATAACAACTCTTCTTTAATAATTTGTCTTAATGTTTTCATCTTTTTATAAATAGTTGGAAAAATAATTTGATAACTCAGAGATTTTTACTATCTTTGAACTATATATTAGAAATAATGAAAACTACAATAAAACATATGGTCTTTAGTACACAGCAAAAATCGATTTGTTGGTATGAGCGTATGCACGATTGTGGTTCGGACACTGATGTAGGATAATTTTTTAAGATAAAAATAAACTAATTTTTCATATACCCCGAACTCGTAAAAAGGTTCGGGGTTTTTTGTTTTAAAATTATTAGGTTCTTTGAAATATTGGTTGTAATTTTGTACTCAATTTAAATGTCGCGTTGGACAAATTGGTTAAGTCGTCACCCTTTCACGGTGAAGATTACGGGTTCGAACCCCGTACGCGATACAAGATGATGGTCTGATGTTATTGTCGTTGTCGACTAACTCAATAACTATTATATGGACAGCACCCTCTGCCTGGGGCCCAGAGAAAACTCTGATGAAGCAGTTAAGATTGGAGCGAGACGGGTACTCCAACATCATCATACAGTTCCTTAGCTCAGTGGAAGAGTCCTTGCCTTACATGCAAGTAGTCGTAGGTTCGAATCCTACAGGAACTACATTAGGTGACGTAGCTCAGTTGGTAGAGCACTTGCCTGAAGAGCAAGGTGTCGTCGGTTCGATTCCGACCGTTACCACGGAGTCCCGAATTAACGGGAAACCCCCACTCCCATATGGCAGCCAGTCCGTTAAGCTGGTGAAGTGGGGTATTTGACTTCGTAGCTCAGTTGGCTAGAGCACTTCACTTTTAATGAAGGAGTCCCGAGTTCGAATCTCGGCGGGGTCACTAAAAACATATATTATGAAAGCAATACTTGAATTTAATTTACCTGATGACCAACAAGATTTTGATTTAGCCGTTAGTGGTATGAAATTTTGGTCTGTATTATTTGATTTAGACCAATCTTTGAGGTCTAAAACAAAATATGCTCCCGACAATTTACCTCAGGATAAGTACGACGCTTATCAAGAAATAAGGGATGAACTTCGTGAGTTAATGTCGGACAATAATATTAATTTTGACATGGTTAAATAAAAAACAATAAGATGATAGATAACATAAACATAATAAAACCGTTATTAAACTTCGAGGAGAAGGGAGACTTCTATATGTTGTATGTCTTCAAACGTAAGAAGGACCAACCTGAAGGTGAGAGAGATAACCATCAATCGGTTAGAACTATCAAAACATATTGCATTGAATCAATTGACCATTTGGAAAGGAGATATGATGAGGTAAAGCAGTTATGTGAGATGTTCAAGGCAAGAGCTTATATCCATGTTCAGAAACAAAACCACAGAGATGTGTCTTTGGATATGTTGTCAAGTTTGGTTGAGAGAATTAAGAATGGAGTTCAGAACCAAAAGGGATTATTTGATTCGGTTGTTGGACAGATTAAGACTCAAGAGAAAAGATGGATTATCGATATTGATAACGTATCAATGGATGGATTCAATCATGACCCATACCAAGTATCATTGAGAGAATATATAAACGAGTTACAGAAAGAGGCGGGAAAAGAACAAGGAATGACTTTTGTTAAAACAAGAAGTGGATTCCACATCATAACTCAACCTTTTAATGTGATGAAATTTAAGGAAAGATATCCCGAGGTTGATATCCAAAAAAAGAACCCGACATTATTGTATTACCCAAATAGTTTAGATTAATTATGGCAACTTTAGAAACACAATATAAAAACTTTCTCTTGGATAATCCAGATTCTAAGATTACCTTTGAGGAGTGGAAAGAATGGTTGGGGAAACAGATTGAGGAGGCGTTGAAAGACATTAAGTTGAATAAGTAGGGTCGGTTGGCCGAGTGGTTTAGGCGGTAGTCTGCAAAACTATCTACACAGGTTCGATTCCTGTACCGACCTCATGACAAAGAAAGAAATTGACAAAATGGTTAAAGCCATTAGAAAAACAACAAAAAAAGCTTGTAAAAATAAGAAATCTGCTCGTAAGTTTCTTATTAAGGCAGGAATTATAAAAAAATAATACGTGTGTAGCTCAGACGGTAGAGCAGTAGTCTCCAAAACTATGTGTCAGAGGTTCGAATCCTTTCATGCGTGCTAAAGGTTGATTGGAAAGCCTTACACCTTCTCTAAGGAGTTGGAATGTAAGCGAGGGGACTGAATGAAGTCAAAGAAATGCCAATCATAAAAGTAGATGTCCACGCACCCATCTTCTACTTTCCTTAAAATATTAGGTTGATTGGGGAATGATGATATGAAATACCTGGTAGAGGTGGGAAGTTAGTATCGTCGGAGTTTGAACTACTATAGTAATGCCAATCATAAAAGGAGTTGTCCACTGAACCATCTTCTCCTTTCCTTACTTTGGGAGTATCGCATAGCGGCAATTGCAGAAGACTGTAAATCTTCCCTCTTTTGAGTTCGTAGGTTCGAGTCCTACTACTCCCACATTTTGGACTTGTAGCTCAGTTGGTTAGAGCGCCGCACTCATAATGCGTAGGTCCCTGGTTCGAGCCCAGGCTGGTCCACAATATTGCCCGATGGTGTAGCGGTAGCACAAATGTTTTTGGTGCATTTAGGGTTGGTTCGAATCCAGCTCGGGTAACTAAATAAAATGGAAAAAAATATGTGGTTTTTATTGGTATGGGTTATTTTGATGATTGTTGTCAAATGGGACAATGACCGCGATTAGGGTTTTATGGTGTAACGGATAGCACACAAAACTACGGATTTTGGAGTTTAGGTTCGAATCCTAATAGAACCTCTAAACTGCGTGGCTTAGAGGAAAAGAACTATCTCTCATAAGGATGGTCAATCGGGTTCAAACCCCGAACACGCAACATATGGTGGCTATAGCTCAGTAGGTAGAGCGCTTGATTGTGGTTCAAGTTGTCACGGGTTCGATTCCCGTTAGTTACCCAAAGTGTTTACAACGGACAAGGCTTAGGCAAGTGAGTTGAGAATGAGTAGTAGGAGATTTAATCGTTTGGACTACAGAAAGTTTGATACAACAGATTGGTGGGATGCGAGTGGTTGACCAAAACACTTATTACGGAAGGATGGCAGAGTTGGTCTATTGCGTCAGTCTTGAAAACTGAAGTACTGCAAGGTACCGTGGGTTCGAATCCTACTCCTTCCGCAACATTTCCATAGTTATGACTATTTATCACTATGGAAAAAGTAACATTAACAAGAGAGCAACTATTCAAGGTAATGCACCTGAATGAACAGGAAAATAAGCCTGAAACTAAAGGTAACTCAGGATTTAAGAATATGGTGTCAACACTATTACATTCTCAAACTCAAGTACACATCTTTCATTTACAGACTAAGTCATATTCTGAACATAAAGCATTACAAGGATACTATGAAGGAATTGATGCGTTAGTGGACGGTATTATCGAAAGTTATCAAGGTAAGTACGATATTATTAAAAATTATGACTCGCTTAAAACTGAGGACTATAAGAGTTCTGAGCAAGTAATTAATTATTTCAAATCATTAGATACTATGATTGAGAAAGTTAGAAAAAACGTTAAAGAATCATTCATTCAAAATCAGATTGATACGGTTCAGGAATTAATATTCTCCACAGTGTATAAATTAAGATTCTTAAAATAATATACTGTTAAAATCTAATACTGAATCCCTCTGATTAAAAGTCAGGGGGATTTTTTTTTCTCGTACAAAATAACTATATTTGTACCAATAACAATGGAATATAACTCAGTTGGTTAGAGTGTCATCCTGATACGGTGAAAGTCGATGGTTCGAGTCCATCTATTCCAACAATGGAAAATGAAATTAAAAAGAAAACTGGCAATAGAGCCAAGTTTAAGAAAATTGTAAAAGAGTATAAAGACGCAACTACTTCAGAAATTTGGGAAGGAGTTAGGGATAATTTTACTTTTGGGTTTATTGGTGCGACTATTGTTGTGTTTATTGCAACAAGAGCGGATTTGGCGGTGTTATTAGGTTATCTAACGTATTACTTTTTTATGGGTAAAATAGTTAACCGTCCCAAATATGTAACAGATTTAGGAAGAATGATAGTTTTCCCAATACCATCGGCTTTAGGAGCATTTACGGGATATAAATTATCATATTACCTTTTACAATTATTGTAAAAAAAGGAAGATTACCCAAGTTGGTGAAGGGGCTTGTTTGCTAAACAAGTAGGGTGTCAAAGCCGCGAGAGTTCGAGCCTCTCATCTTCCGCAGAAAAAAAATGTAAAAAAAATTGACAAAATGGAATGGTTATTGTATATTTATAGTCTATTAATTAATTAACAAAAAAAAAGAAAAAAACATGAAAAAAGTATTAGCAATTTTTGCAATCGTAGCATTGGCCTCTTGTGGTAACGGAAAATCAACTGAAGTTAACTCTGACTCAACTGTAGTGGCAGTAGATTCAGTAAAAGTAGATTCAGCAGCAGTGGCTGTAGATTCTGTAAAAGCTGAAGCACCTGCATCAGTAGAAGAAAAAAAATAATTACATTCTATTGGAAAAATAAAACCCACCTATTGGTGGGTTTTTTTATTATAGTAACTTTTTGATTCTTTCTATATTCTCGTTAACTTTTTTAGATGTAAACGGACTTTTAATTAAGTCCAATAACCATGGGTCTACAGGTTTTTCATCCGCAACCCCGCCCCATCTTTTCTGAGTCATATTACCTGATTTGTCATATTTGTCTCCAAATACTTTATCTAATATTTTTGCTGGTATCGATGCAGCCATTGCAGTTAATGGGTCTGCGTAATATTTTTCAGAACTATTTTTTTTCTTACCTTTTTCTTCAGATTCTTTTTTCTTTTCAGTGTATTTGTCAATACCTTCGGGTCTAATTTGAATTGTGTTCCAAGAACTGTCGTACATTGTAATCTCAACATCAGTATCTGTATTACCTAAAATATCCCCAACAGAAATAGTTTGACCATCTCTAACTTTAGGATTACTTATACCACAAAATTGTAGATAGAATTTTTTATTATCAGTATTCATTATGGTTATTTGATTTAAACAACTTGATGAATATCTTTTATTATATACTGTCCCTGAAATTGGACTTTTAATCTTTGGATTTGAATCTTTTGGTAAAATAAGTCTACCATATCGATTAGTCACATCTTTACCAAATTTCTTTTGTTCTTCAATCTGAGTACTTTCAGTTTTAACAAATTTATTGGCTAATTGTTGTCCAACACTTAATAAATAATCGTCTCTTTTAACTCCTGATGCGTTAAAAACAGACGCTCCACCTTGTGTTTTGTCTGCGGTTGCTGCGTTATATGCGGTTTCACTTGCGTTTGAATCCACTGTAGGAGCAGTTCCTGACTCTCCTGAATTATTTGATACGTGTAAGTGATTATAATGATTACCACCTGTATCAGTTTGCCATAATACAGCTTTACTGTTACCAGACTCAGTATTCCATGTGTATCCCATAGATACCAAAGCATCTTTTAATTTGTTTCCAAAAGTTCTAAACTCGGCATTACCGTTAGATGAATTACTTGCTCCTCCAGCTCCAATGTTATTTAATATGGCTATATCAACTGCAGTCTGTTGACCATGTCTACTTTTATTACCTGTAACTGTTTTGTCAGAGTGACCTGTACTTGCAGTTGTTACGGTAGCGGTTATACCTGCAGCCTTTGCAGCAGCATTAATATCATCTAATAACGGTTTGTTAACCGAATCAGACTGAGTTCCGTCATTATCATATTTAAGATTACTGTAATTTGTGTCGTTGAGTTTAACTAACTCTAATTCACTTAAGATATTCTTATTGTTGGTTAGAATCTCTTCATATATTGATAATATGTCTTTATTTACTTTCATGTATTAATAAATACCTGAATTAGATAAAAAAAAACCGATTCTATTAATCGGTTTTCTTTGTATAAGTAAGTCTTTTAATTTTAACTTGAGTTTCTTCAGGTAAACCCGTTAATAAGGTTGATTCCTCTTCTTTAACAGGTTTTGGTTTTTTAGTTGGCTTAACTTCAACTAATCCAAATTTAATGAAACGGTACCAAATTCTTTCGTGGATGTAATATTGTATTGGTTTATATAATAATTCGGCAACGCCAAACGCCGCTCCAAATGTTATATTTCCAGTTGCCCACCACATGATTAAAAAACCAACTGCGGTACTGATTATTCGATAACTTATTGTTTTTGCTAAATGTCGTTTAGCGGATACTTTAATCTGATTCATAAGGACTAATATAAGATGGGATTGTGATATCTTTTAATCCACCATCTCTTTCTAAGTTTATACCAATTGCTCTTGGTAATTCAGGATTTTCAGGGTCAATGTCATTCAAGATTACTCTTGTACCTCTTCCCATCTCCATAATTAATTGGCTATATCTAACACCAAGGGTGTCAAGTTCTTGTTTAGTAAATAATCTATAACTCTCAGGACGAGCGGTTGTAATTACAACAACAGAACCATTATCATGATGACTATTAACATAATCAATAACATCTTGAATTGGAGTTAATGTTGACTCGGCAAGTTCACTGAACTTCCTATACTTAACTAAAGTACCGTCAATATCCACAAATAGTGTTGGGTTTTTAATTACTTTGTTCATATTAATATTTTGGTTCTTTTGGGATTACCGCCCAAAGTAAAAGATATGTAAAAATTGATGGAAAAGGTGTAAAAATCCCGACTAAAAAAAGAACACGAAATATGGTTTCGTCAACTCCAAAATAATCCTCTAATCCCCCACAAACTCCTCCAAGTCTGGATTCTCTTTTTCTTAATAATTCTTTTTTCATAATTTAAAAAAATAAAAAAGGTGGTCAGTGACTATTGGGGTATCCCCTGAGAGTGCACTTCCGTTCGTCGCTGCAGACAACTACAATAGTTTGACCACCATACGTTAAGGTTTTATGGTTTACCTTGTTGAGTTCTACCTCAATTCAAATTCACATATACCTAACGCCTTTAATTGTGTTACAAATGTAACAATTTTTTATACTTTATCCAAGTGTTTATTATTTAAATCTCTAATAGAAATTTGGTTATGTTTCCATTCTTTCCAAACCTCAAAATCTTTTAATTCTTCTAAAGTATCCTCATGGACCAAAACAAACCCTTCAGGTGCAATACCATCAAATTTTCTAATAGGTCCTCCTTCTTTAATTATTTTTAAAATATCAATCATCTTTACTCAATTTATTTCCAAGCCAAAACGCAACACTAACAATAATGAAAATTATTAATACTACTAAGACAAGACCAACTATAAGGTTAACTATTTGGTTTAGTACTGTCATTAATTAAATACTTGGTTATTTTTTCTTTTATCCCCGATTGTTTGATTCCTTCAGTACTTTTTGGAGTTAAGACAAAATTGGTTAAACCCCAATCCATCTCCATTTCTCCCCAACTCTCGTGAGTCTGTGGGATACCCATGTTTAAATCGTCCACGGCAACCCATTCTGTGACCTCAGGATTGTCTCGAAGGTATTGAAGTATCTCTAAGGACCTTGACTGTTCTAAATCAAACTGGCGAGACCATATGAAGTTTTCAGGTACATCACATTCTTTTAATCTTTTTGTGAAACCAATAGGTTTCTTTAAGATTCCTTGAGATAGGTAATATTCACCTAATTCTTCTAAGGTTGCATGATATCTCCAATCAGAAGACACCACAATTTCAGCTCCTGTTTCTTCTAAAATTTCATTTAAAACCTTGATGGCTTTTTGGTCAAAGTCATCAAATCTTACGTTCACAGGTCCATCACTAATTGACTTACTTGATTCAGGATTCTCAGAACGATACTTCGACCATTTTTTGGAACGACCTCCCCAGTTATTATATAGACAGATTACCCCATCATTATCTAAAAATATTACTTTCATTTTTTATCTTTTTCTTTTTTCCAATTTTCGTAATTGTATTTATCAAACTCTTCTTTGGTACCAATTCCTATTGGTACAAATAACGCAAACCCATCATCATCTTCAAAATGATTACACTCGTCTTCCATAGGAAAAAACTCCCACTTCCAATACTCAAACACTTTACCATTCCATCTTGCGATTCCTGTACATCTATGATTTCCGATGTAGTATTCACCAATAACTAAATCTTTCTTAGGTATGGCCCCTGCGCCAATTAATTTAGGTACGTAAAATTCCTCCCATTCTTCTTTCTCTACTCTTGGTAAGGTTGGGACATCGTGTCGATTTTTAAATGGTTTTAAGTTCATCCACCACTCTTTTATACGGGCATCCCTCTCCTCTTTGGTTTCAGTATTTAACTTAACCCAAGTTTTGAAGTCTTCTTTGTTTTTAGGCGTTCCCATAATGCAAAGATAAGATATTTATAAGAAAAACAACGGTCTACGGGCATAAAATTTAAATACCGAAATATGGAAGATGGTGAAAAGAATGAAAACGTGGAGAAGGACCCTCCAAGACAACCTATCGCAGGTATTTTTAATGCTCGCGTTATTCTTCAATCCTTTTGGATTCGATGCCGTGCAGTATTCCCTAATATTACTGACAGGAAGTTTATGGAAAGCGAACTTCGTCTTGTATTGTATTGCGGGGCTTTTCTTTGGATTATATATCTACTTTCGCAAGTTATCTAATCGTTAAAGGGCTTTAAGTTCTCCTGATTTGAATGCTTCAAAATTTGGACCTTTAGTTAAGAAATAATCTTTACCGATTTTTCTGTAATTTAAAATGCCTGCTAATTTTGCAGATGAGAAGAAAGATGAGAATTGTCCTCTGAATCGAGAAGATGGTTCATAATTGTCACCTGAACGAGAATATAATTTTTTACCATCAACAACTTTTGATTTAAGTTTACCAAGAGACTCTAAAAAATCTAATTTTGTTCCTATAGTACCAGCATCTAAGTAGTCAACTAATTTTTTAATGAACCCTTTGTTTTTTCCAAAAGTATAACCGTAGTTAAATCTATCGGGTTTCCAAACTTTTGATGTTCCTGCAATTTTTTGTACAAGCACAGGATTTTTCTGAATATAGTTTAATACTTGGCTACAAATGTATCTTCTGATTCCTTCAGCGGTCCCTGCAGGATTTTTACCAATTTCAAATGTCACATCAATTCCCCAATCTTCAAGACCAAGGTCTGTTAAATCATCTCCTGATACTTCATCATTCCCCATAAATCCTATACTAGCGGAGAATGAATTACTGTCTTTAGATTTGTATGTTATAAAAACTCTATATTCATCAATTAACTTAGCTCCGTCAACAGAGAATAATGATATTGACAATTCAGCTTCTGAACGACCAAAACCTAAATCAGTTAGATTTTGAAATCCTTTAATATGTACCGACAAGTCATTACGTGAATTTAGATAATTTGACGTTCCAACAGAAGTTTCCCCAATAGAATTAAAAATTTGAGCTAAAACTCTATCCGCCATTGAACCAACGTATAATTTATAGTTATCTTTAATTGTGTCAATCATTTCAGGAAACGCATATTCAAATATATCTGTTTCTCTTTGGCTTAATGGTGAATCTTGTGTGTCCCAATATCTCATTTCTCCACCATCGTCAAAATGAATGGCGACCTTTGAGTAGTTTGCATTTGTTGATTTGGCTTTGTTAATTATGAAATATAATGCTTGGCGTCCTGCAGTATATCTACCAAAATGCCCTGAACCTTTTGATGTAACACACCATTTTGTATTCGAACCGTATTTACAAGAAGATTCTTCAGTTTTTGGTTTTATTACAAGAAACTTATCGTCTTCGTAAATTTTATCCGCTTGTTTTTCTAACTCCTTTTCTTGATTTTTCGACCTAACATAAAGAATTAATTTTTCAAGTTCGTTAACTGATACGTATTGATTTATATCTTTTTTGGGAAATTGAGATTGATACTTATCAAAATCTTTTATAAGGTCTACAAGGTGTTCTAATTCATCGGTATCCAATTCTCCATCACCATCTGTATTTTTTAATACAAAATCAGTGTACTTGTGATTGAAATCTTTTAAATCGGAAATATTCAAAATAAATTCTAAATCTTGTTCATTGAACTTTGTAGAATATTTTTTCTTTAAATCTTCTTTACGACCCTCCTTTAATAAAATACCTATGAATTTCATATAGATAAATACCCATTATTTCCAAAACAATTGAATGGCAACAATAGAAACTGATAAAGCAAGACATACACCTGTTTTAAGTGTTATATCTTCTTTAAACAAAAGAGTTGATAGTAGGGTAAAGACCATAATACCAAGAGCAAACCCAATTAACCTACTTGGCCATATTTGACCTTCAAATGCGTCAACATATAAATTTACCGCTCTAATGTATATGTAACTTATTGGTACACTACACAATAAGATAACCCATAAATACTTTTCATACCAACCGAACTTAATCCCTCCCTGTAATTGCAAGAAAGAACCTACTTGACCTAAAATCATTAGTAGGGTTGCAATTATTAATTTTGTTATATTCATTCTTTAATGATAGTACATTTTTAACAATAAAAAACCCCACACCTAAAAGATGTGGGGTTTAATCATTATTGTGCCAAACTATTTGAGAGATATTCACACTCATATTCTTGACAAGTTTTTGGTCTAATGTCGTACATAGAACATGCCTTAACTTTAGTATTATAAAAAATACATGGGAGTCTTGGATTATAAAAATCGACTCTAAATGCTGGATACGAACCAGGGTTCTGCCAAGTTGATTTGTTTGGAAATAAAGTCTTACCTTCTTCATAATCAACAAACACCTCTCTCCATTCGATTTCCCTACCTAACTTATCAGATAACAATTCGATGAATTCTTCGGAGTCGAGATGAGGTCCGATTATAAAATCTCTATCCTCAATCGTACAACAACTTCCGTGGTGTCCTGGTATACCATAACACTTGTTACTACATATATTACAATCTGTACCCATAAATAAACTATAAAAAGGGACTCAATTGAGTCCCTTTATTTGGTGGAGATGGAGGGATTCGAACCCTCGTCTTGTTTACGAATAACGTAAGTGACTACACGCTTAGTATAACATTGGTTCTCAATGTTCCAAAATATCAGGTTTGATGTATGTGAGAACCCTACCTGCAAACAACTTGGTCTTAGAATTATTTTAAACGAGCTCTAACCTGTCACCCGTATGTTGGACTTCTGTTCCTAGGTGTATGTCCTAACCGACCCGAGTATTGTTCCCTATCTTAGATAGTAACAACAGCTTCTTCTCTAGTTAAACCTAAAGCAGAAAGCTTAGCAAAAGTATTGCCATTTAATTGTTTTAAACCAGTTGATAACGGAGTTAATTCAGCTCCGACGTGCCACCTAAGCAATTGCATACCAATCAATTACCGTGTCATCCCCATAATTTCAAAGAAACAAACATATCTCGTTGTTTGTGAGTACAAAGATAAGGATAAATATGTATAATCCAAACAGAAAAGATATTTATTTAAAAAAACTTTAATGAGGGTAATAAAATTAACGGAATCAGACCTTGTACGTTTGGTTAAGAAAGTCATTTTAACGGAAAAAACAGATGAGGTTGAAAATGATAGTAATACGTTACTTGCTCTCAGAAATTTCTCAAAAGGTAAAATTACAAAAAATGATTTATATGGGATGGATATCACCATTGAAGATATTCGTGTTAGAAATCCATTAGGTCAATCATTAATCACAATTAAGTTAGGTGAAAAAGAAAAGTTTTTAGAAGAAATTGGATTAAGTACTGATGATGCTTGGTTTAGAGATGTTGTAATGTCTTCTTATGGTAATGGATTTGAATTTACCGACGCTTACACTATGGAACAGGATTTCATAGAAGGTTATATTTTTGAATTTGAGTTGAATGAGGAAAATACCAAAACTCTTAAAGAAATTGCTGGAAGATTAATACCTGGTGAAGAGGTTAATCTTGAGGACGAAGAATACCGACAAAAATTACATGGGATAATGTTAGATATATTCCCAAGGGAACTTGATTACATTCTTAATGACTACACTATAGAAAAAGACAATGAGATGAATCAAGTTGCTAAAGAATCTATTAAAGCTGAGTTTGACGATAAGTTAGATGAGATGGGTGTCGACCTTAGTTATGACATGGACGAAGTTACAATTACTTTAGCAGATTTATTCTCAGAAGCCTTACAACTAAACTTATTCAATTCAAGCGCCCAAGAAATGGTTATCAAAATCATCTCAAATAAATTGGGTAGTAATATTGGTGGTTGGTATGAAAATAACTACGAATATAGGGATAGTGATAAGTTTGACGAAGAATCATTCAACAGAACCGTTGAAAATCAATTTGAAAAAATACTGGAAAAAATGGATGAGGATAGTGAATCAGAATACACAGTTAAAGATTATATTGAATTCAGAGCTCGTGTTTTAAATAAGTTTAAAATGAAAACATGGTACGAAACTCCTAAAGACAAAGATATTATATTTGCAATTCAAGATTTTGACCCTACAAAGATGACCGTGCAGTTGACAGTTAAAGATAGAGGAACTCAATTACTTAAAGATATTACAATGGACGAAGAGAATTTTACCCAATTTTTACACCAACCTTCATTATTTAAGTTGGATGATATGTATTAATTGTTTATCTTTGTGCCATGACACAAAATATAGACTTACTAAAAGAGGTACTCAGCGTTCCAAGTAAAACATACAAAGAGGACCTTATGGTCGAATTTCTCGTTAATTGGTTAACGGAGAACAACATCGAACACTATGTAGACGAGCATAGCAATGTTTATGCGACGAAACAAGAAACACCTGAATTACCAGAAGATTTTCATTTCCCATGTGTGATAGCTCACACTGATACTGTACACGAGTTAGATACTATCCTTGTTCGTGAAGAACAATTACCTAACGCCCAAGGACAGATTAAAGACTCACTAAAAGCGTATAACCAACACGGAATGCCAACAGGGATTGGCGGTGATGATAAATGTGGTGTATTTGCCTGTTTAACATTACTTAAAGAATTACCTTACTTGAAAGCTTCATTTTTTGTTTCTGAAGAGACTGGATGCCATGGTTCAAGAAAGGCTGACGAATCTTTCTTTGAGAATGTTGGATATGGAATTCAATTTGACGCACCTGAAAACTGGATGATTACTGAAAAATGTTTTGGACAAGTATTGTTTGACAGAGATAGTGAATTCTTTGAAAAAGTTGATAAGGTATTAACTGAAGGTATGGTAAATGAAAGTATGCAATACATGGTTCACCCGTATACTGACGTATATGCATTGAGAAATAAATTTGATTTCTCTTGTATTAACTTTTCAATCGGATATTACGACTACCATACAAGAAATGAGTATGTTGTAATTGAAGACGTTTTCAACGGGATTGAAATGGGTAGAAAAATGATTTCAGAATTAGGGTATAAGTTACACTACAAGGAGTCGGTTCAATACGACCCAATGCAAAGATACATTAGATAAAATCTTCTAATTTATCAATATGACGTTTAACCATCGGGTGGTCTTGAATATCTTCATATTTGGCCCCCGATTTTTTTATTTCTTTAATACCGTTAACGATTTGAGCTAAATGTCCTCTAATCATTTTTGACGCGGATGGATAATTCTGAATATAGTGGGATAGTGAAAATAATCTTGAGGCAACATCAATCGGTATACCTAATTTAATTACAATTTTGGCAACCATATTTTTAGCAAATTGGTCAGCGTCTAACTCCATTTCCCAGTATTGGTCCGCAAGACTCTCAAAATCTTCCAAATCAAATTCTGTTAATGGGTTTGACATTTTAATATCACGAATCTGATGCTCGTGTCTAATTTCGTGAAATACGGTGTAAAGGAAATCCCCTATAGTTGACATTTGTGACGGAGCACAAATTATTACTTGGTCTTTAGTCCTAACCCCTGAAAATCCTGCAAAACAAGAATTGAGGAATTTAATATTGATGTTGTTTTTTTTGATATAGTCAGAAACAAACTTACCAATTACAGGTACTTTAGATTGTAGATTGTCAGGAAATTGATACTTAAATTGGTCCATAAGTCTATCAAGATTTGATTGAGTAATTTGCGTATTACCCTTAACTGACTCCCTAACTATCTGTCTAATCAAATCTTTCATAGTTATAAATACAAAAAAAGGGGGAAATAAATCCCCCTTCTTTATTATCGTCCTTTTTTCTGAACTTTAACCTCGTCGTTCTCAACTTTGATGGTGTAGGTTTTACCCTCAATCATCTTACCTGTTAGAACTTCTTCAGATAACAAATCCTCAACTTTGTCTTGGATTGCTCTCTTAAGTGGTCTTGCTCCGTACATCTCGTCGAATCCAATCTTAGCCAAATAATCAACTAAAGTATCATCGAAGTTTAGAGTGTACTTCATGTCCTTAAGACGTTTACCTAATTTCGCCAATTCAATCACAGTGATTTTCTTGATGTCCTCAGGAGTTAATGAGTTGAATACAATCGTATCATCGATACGGTTGATAAATTCAGGTGAGAAGAATTTCTTCATCTCTTTCATTAACACTTCTTTTTTGGCCTCCTCATTAGCGTAAGGACTGTTAGAGAAACCGATACCTGTACCAAAGTCTTGTAACTTCTTCACACCTAAGTTTGAAGTTAAGATGATTAAGGTATTCTTGAAGTTAATCTTTCTACCTAAACTATCTGTAACATGACCGTCATCTAAGATTTGAAGTAAGATAGTAAACACGTCTTTGTGAGCCTTCTCTACCTCGTCAAACAAGATAACTGAATATGGTTTGTTTTTAACTTTCTCAGTCAATAAACCACCTTCTTCATATCCAACATAACCTGGAGGCGCTCCAACCAATTTAGATACAGTGTGTTTCTCTTGGTACTCAGACATGTCCACACGGATAAGTGAATCTTCGGTACCAAACATTTCTTTTGCCAACTGTTTTGCCAAGTGAGTTTTACCTACACCTGTTGAACCTAAGAATACAAAAGAACCAATCGGACGGTTCGGGTCCTTAATACCCAAACGGTTTCTCTTGATAGATTTTGCAATCTTAACAACTGCTGCGTCCTGACCAATTACTTTACCGATTAACTCTTTGTCCAAGTTCAATAAAGCTTTAGTGTCATCAACACTCATTTTACTAACAGGGATTTTAACCATGTTGGAAACTACATCATAAACATTCTCCAATAGGATAGTTTGTTTGTTCTGTGCCATAGACTCCTCAAACTTACGTTTTTCAGCTTCTAATTTATCCAACACTTTTTTCTCCTTGTCTCTCAACTGAGCAGCTTGTTCGTAGTTTTGTTTTTTAACCACGTCAATCTTTTGTTGTCTGATGTCAGACGCCGCCTTCTTTAAAGTTTCGATTGACTCGGGAACTTTAAGTTCGGTTTGCATACGAGCTCCTACTTCATCCAAGATATCAAACGCTTTATCAGGAAACTCACGGTCTGTGATGTAACGGTCAGCCAATTTAACACAAGCCTCAATTACTTCATCACTGTAAGTCACCTTGTGATAAGACTCATACTTATCACGAACATTCTTAAGGATTTGAATTGTCTCGTCAACTGTTGACGCATCCACAACTACTTTTTGGAATCTACGTTCCAACGCCCCATCCTTCTCGATGTTCTTACGGAACTCATCAAGAGTTGTTGCTCCGATGATTTGTAATTCACCACGAGATAATGCTGGTTTAAAGATGTTGGAACCATCCATAGAACCTGAAGAGTTACCTGAACCTACTAAAGTATGAACCTCATCAATAAACACAATGATATGTGGATTCGCAGTAAGTTCTTCAATAATAACCTTCATTCTTTCTTCAAATTGTCCACGGTATTTGGTACCAGCAACAACAGAAGTTAAATCAAGATTGACTAATCTTTTGTCCACTAAATTACGAGGACATTCACCACTAACAATCTTCATGGCCAAACCTTCAACAATCGCGGTCTTACCACAACCAGGTTCTCCAAGAATAATTGGATTGTTTTTCTTTCTACGAGATAAAATTTGAGCAATTCTCAAAATCTCTCGGTCACGACCAATAACAGGGTCTAACTTACCTTCTTCTGCAAGTTTATTTAAGTCTCGACTAAAGTTGTCTAAAACAGGAGTACTGCTATCAGACTGCTTTTGTTTCTTACTCATCATTTTGTCGTCGTCGTCCATTAAGTCGTTCATATGTTTCTATATTTATTTTACAAAGTAATATCAAATATTGAACTTCTCCAAATCTTTTGACAAATTGTCAGGTTATAATTATTTTACCTGACATCTTGACATAAAGATTCAGTTGGTATATTATTTGAATACCACAAAGGTAATAAATAAAATTGAATTAAAAAACAAAATTATGTTTGGAAACAGAAGAAACTACAATGACATCTTTAGAGCATTCGATGAAATGTTCTCTCATTTTGATTTAACCCAAGGGGAATGGAAATCACAAAGTAGAGTATCTGATGACGGTACGATAAAAGTAACAACTTATTATAGAGGAGGTGACTCACCTAAAGAAACGGGAGGATTACAGTCTTTAAAGTCTCAACTTGACATAGCAATTGAGAATGAAGATTTTGAATCTGCGGTTAAACTTAGAGACCAAATCAAAACCTTTGAGAAAAATCAAAAGTCTATTGAGAAACTTGAATTGGAATTAAAGAAGTCGATTGAAAACCAAGAGTTTGAAAAATCTATTGAACTTAGAGACCAAATCAAAAACTTGAAAAAGTAAAATCAAACCCTCACTCAACGGTGGGGGTTTTTAATTTATCATATAAGTAATCTATTGGGTCCATCTTGGTACCAAGATAGTATTCGTAATAAGTGTTATCTCCTTTGTTATTATATTTCCTAAAAGAGATTGAAGAAGAACTTACTCCGTAGTTAGTACAACTCTTATCAAATCCAACTATTTTATTCTTACTAAGAGATTCAATAATTCTATCGTTGACCGAACCTTTAGAGTCGTTTAAATCATTAAAAAGTTTTAAAAGACTATTTTTATTTTTAACTCTATTACCTATTACCAATAAATTATCATTACCGTAATGTCCGTAATCGTTTAAACAATTTTCACCATGATAAAACTCATACCTATCATTAAATAAAAAACCGTATTGTCTAAAATTTGGGTTTAACGATTCAAATCCATTTATTGTATTATTTTCTTTAATGTAGTTATGGAGTAAATCTGTATTTTCTTGGGTAAAAATAGATTGGGTAACCCCCATATAACCTTCACCAACAATATTCATATTAGGAAGAACCACATTAACACAAGAGAAAGAACATATGGCTCTTTCATCGTTTTGTTTTAATAAAATAGAAATTGTTGGCATCGTATTTAATTTTGTAACTATATTTATATATATGAAACCGTTTGAAAAATTTTTAGAAAGCAGCGTCACTCTAAGAGAATTACTTGACACTTACCTTGAACTAAGGCAACTCCTACAGGAGAGTGGATTTAGCCAAGAACAATTGAGTAGGTTTATGCAACCTACATATAAGATGATGTCATTACGTGAAAGGTTTACCAACAAAAAAAATGCTTTATTTAGACAAATTAAAGATTATGGTTTTGAAATACAAATGGATGATTTAAATGAGTACATCATGCCGTTATTAAATAAAATAGATGAATTAATACCATTAAGCGATGGCAATAACGAAAGAGGAAATCAAGGGGACGAAGATTATTAATGAAATAAAATCGTCAAACATTAAGAAAACAGAATACGACACTGAGACTAAATCATTAGTCGTTGAGTTTAATAACGGACATAGATATGAATACGAGGGAGTACCTCATCAGTCGTACACTGCCTTCAGAAAATCCGAATCACAGGGAAAGTATTTTACCACAGATATTTCAAAAAAGTATAAGTATAAAAAACTATAGTTATCCTACTATTTATTTAGGATGAGCAACTTCGAAAAAATTTTACATAGTTTTTCAATTAAAGAAACTTTAAATCCAAAAGTTTGGGAAAATCCTGAAGACCCTAAAAAGGCTACGATGATTCCTAAAGTTAGGAAAGCTCTTGAACGCATCGCAGTTGAATTTGTTGATGACTTAGGAGAAGATGTTTTTGTTGAAGACGTTTATCTAATGGGTTCATTGGCTAATTTTAATTGGTCTGAATATTCAGACTTTGATTTACATGTTATTGTTGATTTTGAAAAATATGAAAATCAAGAAGATTTATATAAAGAACTTTTTGATTTAAAAAAGAAACTTTTTAATGACAAACATAATATTAAAATTTTTGGATATGATGTAGAAGTTTATGCCCAAGGTATTGCAGATGAATCTCATAGTGATGGTGTTTATTCTGTAATGAATAATGAATGGATTCACAAACCTAAAAGAACAAGTAAAGATTTGGACATGTCAGTTTTAAAAACCAAAATTAAAAGTTGGACAGATAAGATTGATGACGCAATTGAAGATGCTAAATCTGAAGGAAATGTTGAGACATTAAAAAAATTAAAAGACAAACTAAAAGACTATAGACAGTCAGGGTTAGACAAAGATGGAGAATTTTCTTATGAGAACTTGGTTTTCAAATATTTAAGAAGGTCTGGGCATATTGGTAAACTTTTTGACGAAAAGACTAAAATCAAGGATAAAGAGTTGTCCATAGAAGGACAAATTCAAGAAATCCGTAAATAATTAGTATTAGTCATATATTTATAAAGAAAAAAATTAGATGGCATTAGTAACATATCTTATAGGTCCTTGTGCTGGCGGAGCTTCAATATTAGTTGATTTTGATAGTTCATCACTGCCTGCGGTTAATGGAAATTATTATTTAACATTTACTGGCGGGACAACTCAGGGATGTTATGACATTATTGATAATGCAGAACCATCAACTGGAATTGACAAAGTACTAACTATGTCAATAGATTATACTGATTGCGCTACTTGCCAAGCTATTGTGACTCCAACGCCAACAGTAACAACAACTCCAACAAAAACACCAACACCAACAGGAACCGCAAGTGTAACATCTACACCAACACCAACAGGAACCGCGGCCGTTACACCAACTCCAACACCGACAAGAACGGCAAGTGTAACATCAACACCAACGCCAACTAACACTGCAACAAAGACACCGACTCCAACAGTTACTACGACACAAACTCAAACGCCAACTAACACTGCAACAAAGACACCGACTCCAACAGTTACTACGACACAAACTCAAACGCCAACTAACACTGCAACAAAGACACCGACTCCAACACCAACAGGAACAGCAGGAGTAACTCCAACACCAACAGGAACAGCAGGAGTAACTCCAACGGTTACACCTACACCATCACAAACACCAGGATTTACAGGATTTTCTGCTGACCAACAATATGCTTACACTCTTGATATTTTAGGAAGTTTCAGTGGTGGAAGTGCAGATTTTAGTGGGGCTTACGCACCTCACCCTGTATTTACAAATCAATTGGGTGAAGCGGTACAACAATTAAACGCAATCACAATAGGTGGATTTAACGGATTAAATAATTAAAATATAAATAAAAACATATATGGCAGATTTAAAACCAATTGGTAGTGAAAAACTTCAAGGCCAAGATAAATTAAGAAGAATAATGGAAATCGCTCGTTTTAACGAGACTATTCCATCAACTATAAATGAAACCTCAAAATCTGAATATTCAAGAACTTTAGCGGATGGCGGTAACTATGAAATTATTAAAGAAAGACAAGGTTATATTATTAAAAAAACTATCTCTGAATCTGAAACTGATTACATCGAGCCAATGAAAAATAGAAAGTACTATTCTTCATATTCACAAGCTTTAAAAAGATTGAATTTAGTTGCAGGTGAATTGAATAGACTTAACGAAAACGAAGAAGGTACTTCATTATTTGGAGAACAAAAAAAATTTACGTTAAAAACTCCTAAACCTGCTCCAGCACCTGCACCAGCACCAATGGAAGCTGCGGTTCCACCTATGGCACCTCCAGCAGTACCTTCACCTGAGTTACCAGCGTCACCAATTGGAGATGAGGGTATGGGAATGGATTCATTAGACATTGACGCAGAAATGGGACCTGAAGGAGAAGATATCGATATCAATGCAGATATGGATATGGAATCACCTGAAGGAGAAGACGAAAAAGTTACTTTTAAAACAATTCAAAAACTTACAGGTAAATTAACTCAAAAAATTAGAACATTAGAGAATGAAGAAGGAATGACTTCTGAGAATATCAAATATGTTATTAATATGGTTATATCATCTTTATCATTAGGTTCATTAAGTGAAGAAGATAAAGACGACATCATTGATAAACTTGAAGAAGACGAGAATGATTTTATTGGTGATGATATGGGTGGTGACGATATGGGTGGAGAAGACTTAACTGATGACAGTGAAGTTGAAGATATCCAAGCTAACATGGATGTTGCCGTTGAAAGTGAAATGGATGAAGAAGATGATTTTGGAAACGGAGCAATCTTAGACCATATTTTTGGAGAATCAAAAGTTGATAGAGTTATTTCAAAATATTTTGAAATTTCTAAAAAAGAAATAATGGAAAGTAGAGAAAAGGTTGCTAATAAAAAATTAGCTAAAATTTCTGAAGTTAGAAAACAAATGAAAGATATTGTTAAATTAACTGAAACTATTGAACAAGAATTAGCATCACAAAATTTCTTAACAAAAAATTCTTCAGCTAAAATTGTTGGTAAAACAAATAAGAAAAATTTAGTGTTTGAAAACAGAGGAAAACAAGTTAAAATAACACCTGAAGGACAAATTTTGTAATCTATGAGTAATCTGATATACGTAAATGGTTTAGGACCCAACTATAAGGGAGACAATCTTTACGAATTCATATTCTCTGACAGTCTTGATGTGTGGGGAGAGTCTTGGGAAAGTAAACCATCTAATGGTTATCCAACCCCTCCTGAATTAAAATATATTAAAAAAGTAGGAGTTCTGAGAAATACTGATATAAAATTGGAATTGATTCAGAACTCCGATTTTTTTTGTATGATAGATGCGATTGACGATGTTGTCGCATTAGCCTGGGAACATGATGAAGAAAACGGACAGAAACGTATGGTTTTTAGATTCGGAATGACAGAACAAGAAATAAAAGACAAACTCTATGAAAAAGATTTGATTTTGGAATTCGAAAAGAAAGTAGTTTATGAAAATTAATAAAAAAGCATTAGAACTTATCGAAAAAGGATTGTCATCTAACACCGTTAGTAAATTAGACGAATCCCAAATTAATGTTCTACATAAGAAATTATTTTTAGGGGAACAAGTTCAAGAAATGCCTGCTAAGAAAAGTTATAAAGTTGGACAAGACGGTGGGAATTTACCACCCGCTCAAAAAGGATATAATATAAAACCAACCGATGGGGGTGTTGTTGCAACTCCAAATGAATCTGAATTGGAAGAAGATGTTGAAGTAACTACTGACCCTAATAAAGAAACTGAAACTCAAGACCCACAACAAGTAGGCCCATCATCAGATGATGGATTTGGTGATGAAAATGATGGTATGGGTATGTTTGAAAGTGAGTCTGACCTTAAGCCAGGACAACCAAACCCATGGGCAATATGCCATGCTCAAGTTGGACCTAAAAGGACAAGAAAATTTGAAAGATGTGTACAATCTGTAAAAAAACAATTGGAAGAAGGAAAAAATCCTGTATCTTTGTTTATTGAAAATCAAATTATGAAAATAGTAGAAAAGAACTTACCACCAAGAATTACTAAGGGCGATTTAATCAGACATTTATCTGAAGGTGAAAATTTTGCCACAAAACACTTACAATCATTTGGTAAAAGTTCTAATACTGAAACGGCACCTGCGAAACCAAAAACAAGTCCAACAACAAAACCTGGTACAAAACCAAGTAAACCAGCTCACCCTGGAAAAAATCCAAACCCTGGAGAACAACCAGCTCCTAAGGCAAAGAAAGAAGTTGGTGAAAGTGAACCTGCTGTGGCTCCAACAAAACCAAAGACAAGTCCAACGACAAAACCTGGTACAAAACCACAAAGACCTGCACACCCTGGTAAAAACCCTAATCCTGGTGAACAACCAGCACCTAAGGCTAAAACACCATCTGCGGAAGAAACAAAAGATAAAGTAATTGATGTAATATTAAACCTCCTACAAAAGTAAAATGGCAAATAAGATTAAAGAACAATTGAATTACGGGGATAGACCCGAAAGAATGGACCCAAATTTAGAAAGAAAATTGGCTAGTCCTGAAAATTTATATGCTCAAAATCCTGCCATGAAAAAAGGGACTTCTGATGTTCAAAGATTGGTAAGTAATAGATTTCAAAAAGTTGCCGAAAAATTAAGTCAGGTTACAGGAATCGAGAATTTAAGTTCTCAACAAACTCAGGGTATGATTTACCAAGAGATGATGAGAAAACTACCTTCAATTATGAGAATCGAAGGTCAACATAGAGAAGAGTTAGAAGAATTAGCCAAAGAGGCGGCATTAGAAGAAACTGAGGTTCCTGCTGATTGGTATGAAATTGAGGCGTTACTTAATAGACAACCTATCAACACAGGTAATTTTAGAATGAAACCTGAAGATGAAGAAGAGGAAGAAGAAGATGAAAACGAAACTCCTGAAATCCCATCGTTTGATGTTGAAGACTTAACGGACGAAGAACTCCTTGAGTTAGAAAAACACAAAAGAAACATAATCAACGCCATTATTCAAGGAGCGGCAAAGAAAGGACATTACATTTTTCAAAAACCTGACATTAAAGCAAGATTAGATGAAATCAACCCATCTCTATACAGAGACTATTTGGGTATTATGGCAATCAACGACTTCCTATATTTTAGTATGGAACAGATGATTGAAATGATGAGTCAAACAGGACAAGGAGTTGCTGGTAAAGTTGAATTGAAAAATAATGATGACGAGGGTGAAGAAGAAGGAGAAGAAGGAGAAGAAAAACCAGACACAAAAATTGTTGCTGAAGGTATGATTTTCCCAATTTTATGTCACGAAATTATTAAAGGAATTGAAGAGGGTAAAGGAAGATATGGTCTACCTAAAGACCCTTCATTACGTCAAAAAGTTCAAGGTCAAGTAGATGTTTTATCTAACGAACCAATGCAACTTAGAATAGGACCTGAAATTGTAGAAAAACTTAGATTCGCATTACCTGATGAAATGTATGACGAATCAAACAAAGGTCTAATAAACTGGTTTCATACTTTACTGTACCAAATACCAGCACAAGAATTTTTAGAACTTATTGGACTTGCAATATCTGAAGATGAATCAAAAGTGAAAAAAGCAACTGCAAAATTCAAAGAAATAATGAAAGAAGCTCAACAGTTAAAAAGTGACTTCGAAAATTATCAAGAAGAAGAAGGTGGTTCTGACGATGATTCAAATGACGATTTTGGTGACGACGATAATGACGATTTAGATGATTTCTTAGGTAGTTTAGGTATATCGAGACCTAAATAACCTAACTCTCGTGAATAGAGAACAATTAATTATAGAAGTAACGAAGTGTATGAGGAATACTCCTTATGCACTTCGTACTTATTTACAGACCTACGATAACACCGTATCCAAATACGTTCCGTTAGACTTATTCCCCGACCAAGTAACTTTAATCGAAGATTACGATAACTACAACGAAAACGTTGCCCTAAAATATAGACAGGCAGGGGTTTCAACAGTTACCGCTGCTTGGGCTTCAAAACGATTAGTTTTCGCCAAAAAAACTAAACCTGAAAAAATACTCGTTATTGCCAACAAGTTAGATACTGCGGTGGAGATGGCGAATAAGATTAGAGGGTTTACTGAACAATGGCCTTCATGGGTCGGAGTTACTTTCTCACCTGAGAAAAACGCTCAAAGACATTTCAAATTAACAAATGGTTGTGAAGTTAAAGCCGTTGCAACATCACGAGATGCACTGAGGGGTTACACCCCAACCATCCTGATATTTGACGAGGCCGCTTATATTGAAGCTGACGGAGATTTTTGGGCTGCCTGTATGGCGTCCCTATCTACAGGGGGTAAAGTAATTGTAGTATCTACTCCAAACGGATATGACCCAATATACTATGAAATCTATGACCAATCGTTGAGAGGTATGAATGATTTCAAAATAACTGAAATGTTTTGGTATCGTGACCCACGATATACAAAAGATTTGTATATGGTTAAGACTAATGATTTGGTTCACTTCCTTTTGAATAGAGAAGAATATAATCTTGACGAAGTGATTGTTGATTTATCGATGCCAAATCCATACGATAGAGACCATAGTATTGTCAATGACTACATTGAACAAGGGTACAAACCGTGTTCTGCGTGGTTTGAGGGAATGGTTAAGAAATTAAAATACGATAGACGTAAAGTGGCTCAGGAGTTGGAATGTAACTTCTTGGGTTCAGGGGATAACGTATTTGATTCTGAAATGATGACAGACATTGCCCAAAACCAAGTTAAAGAGCCACAAGCTAAAATGATGGGTGGAGGACTTTGGATTTTTAAAGAACCTGTTAACGGACATAAGTATGTTATGGGTGTCGACGTATCAAGAGGAGACTCCGAAGATTTCTCATGTGTTCAAATTATTGATTTTGATTCAAGAGAACAAGTTTTAGAATACGTTGGTAAGGTACCTCCCGACATCTTGGCGGAGATTGCCTACAAATGGGGTACAATGTACAACGCATACTGTGTAGTTGATTTAACAGGAGGTATGGGGGTTGCAACCGCTAGAAAAATGCAAGAAATGGGATATCAATCTGGAATGTATGTTGATAATGTTGATACAACAAACAAATGGAAATTTGACCCTAAATTAAATGAAAAAATACCTGGTATTAATTTTAATAATAAAAGGGTTCAAATTATCGCATCTTTCGAAGAATCTATGAGACATAAGTTTAGAATTTATTCAAGTAGATTATATAATGAAATGAATACATTTATTTATGTTAACGGTAGACCTGACCATCAGAAAGGACACCACGATGACTGTATCATGAGTATTGCCATGGCAATTTACGTTGCCGAAAAATCGTTCCAATCATTAGAAAAAGTTGTAAACCATACAAAGGCTATGTTAAACTCTTGGTCTACAGCTATTAGTGAAAACAAAAATACATCAGAATATTTCAATCCTATGGTTCCTCAGATGGGGAGACAACACCCAATAAATCAAGGTCCATCTCGTGCCGACTATGAAAAATACTCTTGGTTATTTCGTTAACGATAAGTATTTATATTATCAAGGTAACAAGTAAATTTACATTATGGCAGAACAAAATATGACGGTTTGGCAACGACTGTCGCAAACATTTGGTCCGAACTCACTTCTTCAACAAGATTATCCAACTTTTAAGTTTGATAAGAAGGAATTGTTACGTACCAAAAGCAGAGAAGAATACGAAAGAGAAAAGTTACAAGCGCAACAAACTTTTTACCTAACAAATCAATGGGCTAAAGTTGAAAACAATCTTTACTCACAAGCGATTTATTATGAACCATCAAGATTATCGGCACAGTACGATTATGAATCGATGGAATATACTCCAGAAATTTCTGCAGCTTTAGACATTTATGCCGAAGAATCTACAACAACAAATGAAGATGGATTCATCCTACAGATATATTCTGAGTCAAAAAGAATTAAAGGTGTATTAGCCGACTTATTTAACAATGCTCTTGATATCAACACCAACTTACCAATGTGGACAAGAAACACTTGTAAGTATGGTGACAACTTTGTTTACCTAAAATTAGACCCTGAGAAGGGTGTGGTTGGTGTACAACAATTACCTACAATTGAAATCGAAAGACATGAGGTTGGTGTTACCGCAAAAATATCTGTGGATATTACACAAGAGTTAGACAAAGACAAAAAAGCCCTTCATTTTACTTGGAAGAATAAAAACATGGAATTCCAATCATGGGAAGTTGCTCACTTTAGATTATTAGGTGATGATAGAAAACTTCCTTATGGTACTTCTATGTTAGAAAAGGCCAGAAGAATTTGGAAACAATTATTACTATCAGAAGATGCGATGTTAATTTATCGTACATCAAGAGCACCTGAAAGAAGAATGTTTAAAGTGTTTGTAGGTAATATGAACGATGATGATGTTGAAGCATACGTAAACCGTGTTGCCAACAAATTCAAAAGAGAACAAATTGTTGACAAAAATACAGGTAACGTAGATATGAGATTCAACCAAATGGCGGTTGACCAAGATTACTTTATTCCTGTAAGAGACCCAGCAGCGCCAGACCCAATTACAACATTACCTGGAGCAACTAACTTATCAGAGATTGCGGATATTGAATACATCCAAAAGAAATTATTAACCGCACTTCGTGTTCCTAAGGCTTTCTTAGGTTTTGAAGAAGTTGTCGGTGATGGTAAAAACTTGGCATTACAAGACATTAGATTTGCTCGTACAATCAACAGAATCCAAAAGAGTATGTTGGCCGAGTTAAATAAAATTGCGATTGTTCATTTATTCTTATTAGGATTTGAAGATGAACTTTCAAACTTTACTATCGGTCTTACAAACCCATCAACTCAAGCGGATTTATTAAAGATTGATGTTTGGAAAGAAAAAGTATTATTATACAAAGACTTAGTATCTGACCCAGGAAATGGTATCCAAGCAACTTCATCTACATGGGCTAAGAAACATATCTTTGGTTGGTCTGATGAAGAAGTTCGTTTGGATTTACAACAACAAAGAATTGAAAGAGCTGTTGGTGAGGAACTTAAAGCGACTCCTACAGTTATTACTAAAACAGGATTATTTGATAACATAGATAAATTATACGGAAGTGCAACAGGTGCGACACCTGCGGCAGGAGCGGCAACTACACCAGGAGGTACTGAAGAATTAGGCGCTCCACCATCATTTGGAGGAGGGTCTGAACCAGCGCCTGACTTAGGGGCAGAACCAGCACCTGCAGGAGGAGAGGCTCCACCACCACCAACAGGTGAACCAGAATTAGCACCTGAGTCTAAGAAAAAAGACATGAACATTTTAGTTGAAAACAACTTAATTGAGGGGTCTCGAATGATTGACTTAGGTCAAGCTCAAGAATCTTTAGGAGAAATTTCAAAAGAATTGGATAAGTTATTAAATTCATAATATTTATTTGAAAATGAGCAAAATGACCTTCGGAACCATTAAATCCCTAATTGAGAACAATCTACTAGAATCCTACAAAAATGAAAAGGAATTCAAGAAGACATTGAGAGAGTTCAAGCACAACGTGTTGAACAATAAATCTATGTCAAAAGCGTATGCTTTATATGACCAATTGAGTACTCCTCAAGGGTTAAATGAACATGATGCTAAAGAGTTTTTAGAAGAAGGGATATTATTATTACAGAGAGTTTTGCCAAGTATAAAATTACCAAGAACAGTGTCTGAGTCAGTTAAAAATGGTTATGGCGATATTGACACGTTGGTTTATACACAAAAATTAGATTTAATGGAAAGAGTGAATGCAAAGAAAAATATCGTTGCAGTACTTACTTCAAAACCTAACAGTGTTAAAGAATCTATTAACATTCCAGTTAAATCAATGGTTAGCATAGCAAACCAAACATTAAGGAATTATCTCGATACTTTAGATGAAAATTCTAAGAAAGAATTTATTCAAATTGTTTCTGAAGACACAAAAACTCTTGAATCAAAATTTGAAGTTATCCGTGAAAGTGCGATTAATAAATTGCAAACTATTATGGAAAATGAAAATGAATTTGAAATTAAAACAAGAATTTCTGAAACTATTGATAAATTAAAAGATGAAAAGTTTGACCAAATGAATTTTTTAAGATTAAAAAATCTTGAAGAATCAATTTAATTATTTTTTTTACTTTGAATATATTTTGCCTTTAAAATCTGTGCTCTTCTGACCACAGATTTTTTTGTATATTCCTTTCTCTCGTTTAGTTTTTGATTTTGTTTTGTTTTAATTACTTTGGACTTAAGAGTTTTTAGAGCTCTTTCAATGTTGTCCCCACTCTTAATGTTTACGATTATCATATATTATAAATATTTTTTGACTATTAAGTATAAATACTCTATTCTTTAATAGAAAATAAACATACATAATCATGAACATTAATGAAAAAAGGAAAAAGTGTAAAGTTAAATTTATACAATCCAATTAAGTCCGTATACGGAACTGTCGATTCAAAAAACCTAAAATCAGTATACATCAACATCCAATCATGGGTAACCCCAAAAAAAGAATATGACAATTGGAATAGAGTCGTCTCAAACTTAGGACGAGAAATAAAACATTCAGTATTCGAATCTATAAACACCAAATTATTTCAAGAAAGAAGTATAGTTGATTTGGACCTCCGAACAAGTGGAATCTCACACGGAAAGAAATCATTCTTCAATTTAGAAATTAACTTATACACCAACTCTGAATTGGATTTTAAGTCAACTGAGATTAAAGATTCAATTAAAACTATTGTCAAATCAATATTCAGAAACAACATTCAACCAAACAAATACTTTGAATTTTCAACTTCAAAAAAGACTGATGACCAATAAACTATCTAGAACGGTATATTTATCTTAAAAGATTAGATGAAAAATTTAAGAATATTAGAGGCAAGCGAATCAGGTCACGGTATCTTAGTCGAGGCTGACGCGGGTTGGGTATCACCTAAAGATTCTCGTAATGAAAAAATGTTAAGAGAAGCTAAAGATATGGATTATAGAAATCCATTTGAATTTTACGCTGTTTTACAAAAATACGATACTCCAAATAGAAATGGTAGAACATATCCTGAAAGAATCCTTAAGAGAGAAGCCGAGAATTACAAAAAGGCCATTGAAAAAGGTTTATCAACTTCAGAGTTAAATCACCCTGAATCTTCGTTAATTGACTTAGATAGAGTTGCTCATTTAATTACAGACATTTGGTGGGAAGGAAACATCTTAATGGGTAAGTTAAAACTATTAACTTCACCAGGATTTCACGAAAGAGGTATTGTGTCAACAAAGGGAGACCAAGCGGCAAACTTAATGAGACAAGGGGTTACCATGGGAGTTTCTTCAAGAGGTGTTGGTTCACTTAAAAAAGTTGGAGAAAGAAATGAGGTACAAGATGACTTTGAATTAATTTGTTTTGACTTAGTATCGTCGCCATCTACACCTGGAGCTTACTTATTTTCAAACCCTGAAGATAGAACAAAATACGAGGAAAACTTAGAAGAAGAAAAAAATCATAAACAAAATAACGGATATGTTGAGAAGTCGGTTGACTTAATGAAAAAATTAAACGATTATTTAGGAAAATAATAAAACATGGAAGAAAAATATTTTGTAGCGAAAATTCAGTACGATTTACCTGATGAAAACACAGGTAAAATCAAAAAAATTAGAGAAGAAAAATTAGTTAAAGGTTACTCAGTAACAGACGTTGAAGCAAAAGTTACTAAGAAATACGAAGGGTTCACCCATGATTGGAGAATCACATCGGTTTCAGAAAGTAAAATTGATGAAGTAATTGAATAATTGATTTAAGAAACAATTTAATAAAAGTGGTCCATGTGACCACTTTTTTTGTTTGGTAGATATTTATAAATAAAAATAATATGAACTTCCAAGTAAATTTAACTAGTGGGTCAACTCAAGAGCAAAGGATAGTTGATGCATCTTCATGGTCATCATGTCTTGCCTATTGTGAAGGCACTGGATTAACTATTGTGTCCATCCAAACATTACCCTCAGTAAATATTGTACAACTAAGTACCGAGACTACTGACTGTTATCAGGGGACAATTAAAGTTAACGGTGTCGCTACTCAATATTTTGTATGGGCAAATAGTTTTGATTCCTTTAATACATGGTTTGAATCTTTAACAAATCCTGTGTTACAAAACATACAATTTTCAAATAAACTTTACGTAACAGTATAATCAAAATGAATTTTTTTCATTTTGGTACTATTTATTAGTTAAATATAACCAATTTTTTCATGCAAGAAAATAAATCATTAGTACAGGAGGCACTCATTCAAATGAAAAATGTTGAAGAGGCTATTGCCGAAAATGCAAAAGGAATACTTGCTTCAACTATGAAGGAAGAAATCAATCAATTAGTAAAAGAATCTCTATCAGAACAGGATGAAGACGAGGTTGACATAGATGTAGACATGGATGACGACACAGAAGATGTGGACGTTGATATGGATGCTGATAATGAAGATGATATGAACATGGACTTAGATTTAGACATGGACATGGATTCTGAAGAAAGTCCAATAGATTTAACTGACGCTTCTGACGAAGAAATTCTTAAGGTGTTCAAAGCAATGGGTGAAGAAGACGGAATCATCGTTAAAAGAGATGGTGACGATATTCACTTAACTGACAGCGACACTGACGAAGAATATCTTGTTAAGCTTGGTGAGTCTGAAGAAGACACAAATTTAGATGAAACTATGAATGTAGATGAAATCGACGAAATGGATATTGACACAGAAGATGTGATTAATGCTATTTTTAGTAAAGACGGTGACGCTTCAGATATCGAAGTAGACCAAGATGAAGATGAAGATGAAGTTATGTACGAAATTGAATTCGACGAAGAAGAGGAAGAAGACTTAGACGAAGAGGAAGACCTTGACGAACAAGAAGAAGACCTTGACGAAGAAGAAGATGACGACATGATGGAACAAGAAGATGACGACATGATGGAAGAAGATGACGAAGATTTGGACGAATCTTACAACCAAAGAAGAACTGTTAGAGAGGCAAAATCTACAGTAAAACCTAAAGGTGTTGGAATTGGCTCAGGACCTAAATTCACTTACAAAGATAAAGCTGCGGGTGGATTTAAAGAGGACAAAAAAGAAGGTCCTAAATCAGTGGGTACTGGTAAAGCTAGTAAATTCCAATACAAAAAAGGAGCAAATATGGAAGGAAAATCCAAAGTTGTAAAGGCAGAAACAAAAGAAGGTGATTACGGAATGAACAAGGGTGATATGTCAAAAACTGTTAAAGGTGATAAAGACTACACGACTAAAAAAGGTGACACTTTAAAAAGAAAAGCTTTCGAAAAGGAAGAAACTAAAGAAGCTGCTAGAACTTATGGAATGGGTTCCAAAGAAGGTAGAGGTCTAAGAAAAGGCATCACAAACAACAGAAACTATGTTTATGGTAAAGGTGGTGTTAAAGTAGAATCTACTCAAGAAGAAGTTAATATGTTGAGAGAAAAGAATGAAGAATATAGAAAAGCGTTAAATGTTTTCAGAGAAAAACTTAACGAAGTTGCTATCTTCAACTCAAACTTGGCATATGCTACAAGATTGTTCACTGAACATTCGACTACTAAAAAAGAGAAAATTAATATCTTAAGAAGATTTGACGATGTTGAAACTTTAAAAGAATCTAAAAATCTTTATCAGTCAATCAAAGGTGAATTATCTAAAGGTGAAGCAAAATCAATGAATGAATCAGTTGAAACAAAATTAACTAAACAAGTTACTTCAGGTTCATCTACTACCTTAATTGAATCAAAAACTTACGAGAATCCTCAATTCATGAGAATGAAGGACTTGATGAGTAAATTAGGGTAAAACATAAAATAAATAAAACAAAAACAAATATTTTAAAATGGGAGCATTATTAGAATCAGGTCTTGTTGGTAACATCGGTCTTAAGCACCTTAAAGTTATCAAAGAAGATACAATCAACAAATGGGACAAATTAGGCTTTTTAGAAGGTCTTAAAGGTCACATGAGAGAAAACGTAGCTCAATTATACGAAAACCAAGCATCATTTTTAATTAATGAAGCATCATCTACATCTGATACAGGTGCATTTGAAACTGTGGTTTTCCCAATTGTTAGACGTGTATTCTCTAAATTATTAGCAAACGACATCGTTTCAGTACAAGCAATGAACTTACCAATTGGTAAATTATTCTACTTCGTACCTAACATTCAGGCGTACACTGACCCTGCAAACTTGGCGAACACAGGTATTCACTACCCTCCTTATGGTTCACCAAACGCAGCTGCGGACCAAACTCCAAACAGCGGTTACGACTATAACAACACTAAAGACCTTTACGATAGATTCTATGAAGGTAACGAACCAGCATTAGACCCACCAGGTTTATTTGACTATTCTAAAGGACAATATTCTGCTATTACAGCGAACGTTGCTACTGTAGCATGGTTAGCTGACCAATTAGTTGCTTCAGCGTATACTTTATCTGATTACAGAAAAGTACTTATCGTTATGTCAGGTTTCGCATCTGATGGAGCAGGTAAATTAATCGGTCCAGATGGTCAACCAATGGATAACGAAGCTTTCTTATCTGATTTAACTGTTTACGGAGCGGCTGGAAACACAACAACTTCTGCAAACACATCAAACCCTTACTTATTCAGAGTTGTAACTCAAAGATATGGTAAAGGTATTGTAAACTATGGTAACAACAACTCTACTTTAGTATTCCCTAACAGTAAAACTGACGGTGGTCAATATGACAACTTATGTGATGCTCAAGGTAAAATCTACTTAGAAGTTGATTTACAAGTACCAGTATGTATTACTTGTGGTGGTTCTATGGACGGTTACACAGGTTCAACATTCTCTTCTTCTACTGCTACTGACAATGCGTTCACAGCAACTTATAGAATCTATAAGAACTTAGAATTCGAAGATAGAATTGGTGAGGTTTCATTTGACTTAATGTCAGTAA